TGTCCTCGACGAGTCCGGTCGCGCCGTTCCGCGCAAGTATGAATACCAGGTCGCCCAGAACCTGAACATCACCCAGACGCTGGTGCCCTACCAAATCCTCAAGGCCCTCGTCGAGCAGTGTGACATCATCCACCGTTGCGTCGAAATCCGCGTGAGCGAAATCACGAAGATGGACTGGTCGTTCACCCTCTCAAACTCCGCCATCACGGAAATCATGCAGGAGGAGAACTGCTCGCACGCAAAGGCCGCCAAGATTGGCCGCGAGAAGTATGGCGACGAAATCGCCCGCCTGACCGAGTTCTGGGAGAACCCCTACGTCGCGACCGACCGCTCGTTCGTCGAGTGGCTGACCGAGGCTCTGTGGCAGGTCTTCACCTTCGACCAACTGTGCATCTACCCCCGCTACTCCATCGGGGCGAAGCTCGACGCCAAGAACGGCGACAAGGTCTTCCCGATTGGCTTCGACGTCATCGACGCGCCGACCATCAAGATTCTGCTCGACAACCGTGGCGACATCCCGCACCCGCCCCTCCCGGCGTTCCAACAAATCCTCTGGGGCTTCCCGCGTGGCGAGTTCACCGCCTCCCCCGACACCGACGCCCAGCCGTTCTACTCCGGCGCTGGCCGCAGCTCACAGTTCCTGACCGACCAGATGTATGTCTCGGTGAAGAACCGACGCACCTGGACGGTCTACGGCTACTCACCTGTCGAGCAGGCCATCCCTGCCGCGACGCTGTATCTGAACCGCCAGCGCTGGATGAACAGCGAATACCAAGAGGGCGCCTCGCCTAAGACGTGGATGAAGTCCAACTCGATGGAGTATGACCCCGTTCGCTTGGCCGCCCTCGAGCGCGTGCTGAACGACAAGCTCAGCGGATCTACTGCCGAGCGCCACCGCATCAAGTTGCTCCCGGACGGCTTCGAGCCGGTCGCCATGCCCTCGGAAGACGAGAAATACAAGCCCGAGTATGACGAGTTCATCATCAAGCGCATTGCTTCCTGCTTCGGCGTGAACGCGAACGCCCTCGGTGTCGTGCCTCGCTCGGGTCTCGGTGGTGCCGGTGAGCACAAAGGCCAGCAGGACGCCACGGACGCGGTCTCACAGCGCCCGATGGAAGCCTACGTCGTGGAGTTCATCAACGGGCTCTCACGTCGCTTCCTCGGAATGAACAAGGCCGTGACGTTCAACCTGAACGACGAGTCCAACGCGACCAACGAAGCCACGAAGGCCACCGCCTTCAAGACCTCGCTCGAGTCCGGTCAGATGACCCTGAACGACGCCCGCGGAGAACTAGGCCTGCCCCTGTATGACATGCCCGAGGCCGACGAACCGTTCGTCATGACCGCCACCGGCCCGCAGTTTCTGAAGGGCTCGCTTGACGTCGCCCAGAATGGCGAAACGATTGGAGAGAAGGATGAGCCGGTTGCACAAGGCCCACAAGGTGAAGAAAGCCAAAGCCAAGAAGGCGCACAAGGTGAAGCACCTCAAAGTGAGAGCCAAGACGCGACAAATCGTGTAAAGAGCGAGATTGTCGCTTTCTCCAAGTTCGTCAAGGCCCGTTCCAAGTCCGGCAAATGGCGAGACTTTGAGTTCGTCTATGCCAGCCCCGATGAGGCTGAGCGCCTGAATGCGGAAGGGCGCCTCAAGGTGGCCGGTGCCGACCCAAAATGGGAGCGGCTCTAGTCAAGGCTAGGGCCGAGGACTTGCCGGGATACCCTCAGCGCAAGGCCATCGAGGACAAGCACCGCAGTGCTATCCGTCGCGCCTTAGAAGCCGTCTCAGGGGTCTCTCGTGCCGTTTCGCAGGCTCACGCGCAGGGTGCTGATAGCCCTGAGCACGCGCAGGCCATTGCACAACATGCGGTGACTCAGAACATGAGCGCCGACTCTCGCCCGCTGGCTCAGGCCATCGGTAGCGCCATGCAGGACGCTGTCCAGGCGGGTGCCGACAGAGCCGCGGCTGACGGTGTGGCCATCTCGACCACCGGCTCGCGCTCGACCGGCATCTTGGGGTCAGTGGACTCCGGTGCACAGCAGATCATGCAGAACAGCATGACCCGCGCAGCTGCAAAGATTGCCGAGGGCTTGCTCATCGGTAAGGCTGTCGAGGACATCACCTCTGACGTCATGGACGCCATCGCTTCGGACTCCCGCGCCGACATGATTGCCGTGACGCAGGTGAACATTGCCGAGAACCTGTCGTATCTCGACCAAATCGGCATGGCGGGCTACCCCCAGTGGGAGTGGCTGGCCTACGAAGGCGCGTGTGATTACTGCGAGGAAGCCTCGGGTCTGCACGCGCTCGATGACCTCTCAGCCTGGAACGACCGTCACCCGAACTGCCGGTGCGCCATCGTCCTACCTGAAAACGCAAACGACACAATCCCTACGGAGGAATAGTGACCGAACAAATCAAGAACATCTACCTCGGAGGGCTCACCGCCAAGCGCGGCCCCGACGGCTACATGTATGTCAAGGGTCTCGCGACCGATGACACGCTCGACCTCGACCAGCAAATCTGCGACCCCGAGTGGCTGTCGAAGGCTATGCCGAAGTGGATGGAAATCGGCAACATCCGCGAGATGCACGCCTCGAAGGCTGTCGGCAAGGCAACCGAGATGGAGCAGACCGGCACCGGCTTCGTGGTGCAGGCGAAGGTCGTGGACGAGCAGGCCGCCAAGATGGTCGAAGAGGGCGTCTACACGGGCTTCTCTGTCGGCATCAAGGGCGCTCGCGTCGTGAAGGATGCTTCCGCCCCCGGTGGCCGCATCGTGGATGGACAAATCGTCGAGGTCAGCCTCGTAGACCGCCCGGCAAACCCGTCGTGCGTTATTGAGATCGCTAAGTCAGTCGACGGCGAACTAGTGAAGGGAGTGGCCGTGGACGAGAAGTTCGCATCAGGCACCGACATCAACACCGAAATGATTAGCAGCGAAGTGCCGGTCACTGGCGAGCGTGCTCCCCTGGAGCCCCGTTCCGCTGCGTTCCAGCCCTGCTCAGTCTGTGGCGGCTCAGGCCACAAGGCCAACGTCGACGCCAACGCCCTGACGGAAATCCGCTGTGAGCGCTGTGGCGGTTCGGGCGAAGAGCCCATTGGCGAGCACGAGCAAATCCTTCAGGACAGCCCGAGCAACCCCTCGCTGGCCGACGACATCAACCACGAAATCAAGTCTGCGGTGGCTGAGGCTGTCGCTGAGGCCATGAAGTCGCTGACCGTGAAGTCTGCCCCCACCGTGGGCGAACTGCGCTCCGCTATCGAGGCTGGCTCTTCGAAGGTGACCGACATCACGAAGGCCGATGACAAGATGCACGACCCCGCGCAGTTGTCTGCCGTTCGTGCCGGACTCATCGCCCTCATCAAGGCTGAGCTCGACGAGATGCTCGCGGGCACCGAAAACGAGATCGCTGACGTGAGTCAGTTGGTCGTGACCCTCTCGATGTTCCTCGACTGGTGGACTGGCGAGGCCTCAGAAAATGAGACCGACGCCCCCTTCACCGGCTGGGATGACGACGAGAAGCCGGTTATCGCTGGCAACATCTCGCTCGGCGCTACCGTCGACATCGTCAAGACCGTAGTGGCGGAAATCGCCGCTGACGAAAAGACCGACCTCCGTGACGAGCTCCGCAAGGCGCTCGGCGTGGACGAGGAAATGGCAACCACAAAGGCGGCACTCGCTGAAGCCCATGAGAGCGTTCTAACGCTAAAGGCGGCTTTGGATGAGATCCGTGAGATGGCGGCACCGGGAGGCCCTGCCCTCCGCCAGACGCAAGTGCAGTCCAACAAGTCTGCCCGCGTCACTGCCCTTCAGGTTCAGGCCGAAAGCCTGCGCATGACGGCTGCATCACTGATTGACCCCCAACTGCGTAACCAGTATCTGGCCGAGGCTAACAAGCTCGACGCCGAAGCTGAAACGCTCTAACCCCTAACACAGGAGAACCCACAATGCTTACGCCGCCCCTACAGTGGATCAACTCTTCGGTGGACTGCCGGAAGGCGAGCGCGTTGCTCGTTTCGAGGCTTACAAGTCCGCTCTGAGCGCCGTTCACTCCAAGACCCTCGCCGCGCACTCTGCCGGTCGCTTGGGCTTCGACGGTAAGACCGTCACCATCCGCGAGGACAACGCCTCCATCGCTTCGCTCCGCAGCGAAATCAGCAAGGCCGTCTCTGGCGACCAGCTGGCCGCTGTCGAAGGCGCGCTCGCGAACATCGAAAAGGACTTGACCCTTACCTCGCCGTTGAACAACTCGACGTCGGGCATCACCGGTCTCGTTCCCTACAACCTCGACCCGGTGCTCTCGCTCCTGGTGCCGAAGGAGCTCTACTTCCGCAACAAGACCGCTCGCATCAAGGCGATTGGTCAGGCGCTTGAGTTCCGTCGCATCACTGGCGTGACCAACGCCGGTGTCGGTGGTGTCGCTGACCAGATTGGTGGCGCTTTCAGCCCCAACGGCGCTGGCTTCTTCTCCTCGGCTTCCTCGGCTTCCTCCTTCGGTGGTGTGTCGCTGAACCGTCCGGGCAAGATTGCTTACGCCGCTGACAAGGTTGTGCTCCCGTTCCGCGAGTTCGGTTACTCCGACAGCGTGTCGCTCCAGGCTGAGTTCGCTGGCATGGGTTACACCGACCTTCGTCAGTTGAGCCACACCGCTCTCATCTGGGCCCACATGCTCGGTGAAGAGAAGGCCTACCTCAAGGGCCGCGCTGCTGCGCTGTCGACCTCCGGCCTGACCTTCACGGGTGCCGCGGACTCCACCTCCACCGCCACGGGCGCCGCTTCCGGCACCGCGACTGTCCAGGTGACCCTGTCCTCGACCCTCGGTGAGACGGCTCCGTTGTCGGCTGGCACCGTGACCTTGTCCGCGAACAAGGGTGCGTCGGTGACCTACACCGGAACCATCCCTGCGGGCACCATCGCCGTGAACATCTACGTGACTGACTCCGCGTCGGCCGTGTGGAAGACCACGTCGCAGGTTGTCACCTCGGCTTCCCTCAACGGCCTGACCTTCGCGTCGGGTGCCACCGTTCCTGCGCACGACTACTCGTGGGCTTCGGACGGCTCGGGCAACGCTCTGGGCTACGACGGCTTCATCAACACCATCATCAACAACGGTGGATACGTCAAGGCGCTCAACGGCAGCCTCGCTTCGAGCGAGCCCGCTGGTGACTTCCAGGACGCGTTCATCTCGCTGTTCAACTCGGTGATGGGTGACCCTGAGGCCATCGTGACCACTGCGTCGATCCGTCGCGCGTTGGCCAAGAGCCTCCAGAGCCAGTCAAGCGCTCAGTCCTACCGTCTGAACTACGAGCTCGGACAGGACGGCATCGCCGTCGGTTCGATGGTCTCGGCCATTCAGAACGAAGCGACCGGCCGCATGGTTGACCTCGTCACCCACCGCTTCATGCCCGCGGGCGTGGCGGTCATCCTGCAGAACCAGCTGCCGTTCCCGGACTCGGGCGTCAGCAACTGCTGGGAAATCCACAACGTCGTCGACACGATGGTCATTGACTGGCCGCAAATCGGCTTGACGTATGACGCCTCCACCTACAGCCAGAGCACCCTCGCGGGTCGCGCTCCGGCCTGGTCGGGTGTCATCACCAACATCAACGCCTAGTCGTTGATACAAATCCTGCAATAGCAGGAGTTGAGGTCGAGCCGGTGGGGTGTTCTCCCCTCGCCCCACCGGCTCCCTCCTTCTCTGGGGAGAGATAACTATGAGACTTGTCGGATCTAATCCAAACCTCAAAGAGGTCACGGTCAACGACAGCGCACCAGTCCCGCGCGACAAAGACGGCACCTTCCACGTTCCCGAAGCGGTCGGGCAGGCGCTGGTCAAGTCGGGCGACTTCGCTCAGGCCGGAACCACCTTCCGCAACTGCAAGGGCTATCGCTGCCAAGACTGCGGCTTCCTCGCGCTGTTCGCTAAGTGCCGGTGCGGATCTACTAACACTGTTCAGGAGTAGCACATGACCGTTATCGCCCCCTTCGTGCTCTCTGAAGGCGCAGGCACGCCCTACGTCACCCTCGATGAAGTCAAGTTCAGCCCCACCGCTTCCTCGCTGGACTTCTCCAACCTCATCGAAGGCGCGTCTCAGGCCGTCCAAGACCGCGCCCTGCACGACCTCATCGTGCGAGCCTCCGACATGGCCGACCGCCACGTCTACGGAGCGCTGGGAACCCTCTCAGCGACGCTCAACACGGAGAACGGGCGCTACCGTCAGAACCGCTACGGGCAGTTCATCATTCACCCCTCGTTCTGGCCCATCTTGGAACTGCGCTCATTTAGCGCGGGCATGTATCCGAACAACCAGAACGCCTACTCCATCTCGAGCTCGAACGTCAGCATCGAGCGCCACGAGTTCATCATCACGGCTACCGCTGGCCTATCGAACATCACGACCACCTACGGCTCGCTCGGCATCGTGGGCTACAGCCAGGGCATCGACGTCCAGCAGTTCTGCCAGTGGACTTACGTGAACGGCTTCGGCAACACCTTCCTGAGCTCGAACGTGTCCATCGGCGCGACCTCGCTCCCGGTGCAGTCCGTTCTGGGCTTCTACCCGGGTCAGACCGTCACGCTGTGGGATGGCATGAACAACGAGACCGTCACCATCGCTTCGGTGGGCGCCTCGACCATCACCCTTACGGCTGGCCTCGCCCACAACCACGGCACCGGCTGCAACCTCTCCGCCCTTCCGGCCTC